TGTTTAATGCAGGAGTGTAATCCAAAACACCCGCCATTTGTAACGCAGAGGCAACATCTGAAGAACAGATAATCATGTTACCTTTTCCTCTTCTTGTTCTCTGAGCGATTGTGTTTGCATCTCTCTCTAGTTGGAACATAAGACCTTTAAATCTCTCAACAGACCATCTACCATTAGAGTCTGTGTCAAGGTCAAATACCCCAGCAGTTGTTGTGTTAATTGCAGCATGTGAGTTGTCATTATCAGCAGCACCTACTTCAGCAGTTCTGTAAACTGTTCTAACTACTTCTCTATTGATCTCAGCTAAGATTTCAGCAGATAATATGTTAGACAATTCAGTTTCAGCGTCTAAGCCGTGAATTGCTTTAAGGTCCTGTGCTAATTCCATAGTGTACTCAGCCTTTAATGCTCTTGACTTAGCAGTTACAGTTGACTTCTCATTTGAGAATGCCATTTCAGCAAATGAGTTCGCCGCAGCGTCTCCAAGTGCTTCTGCATATGCAGTTGTCATACCAGTACCAGTTGTGTAACCAGTAGAAGTACCTATTGAGTCATTAAGAACAGCTGGGTTTTCACCAGTTTGTGCTACAGCGGAAGCCCCTGACACAGAAGAACCAGCTTTGTTTCTTCCAGAAAAGTCAGTATCAGCTTCGTCAAAAAGAGCTTCACCACCACTTTGAGATGTATATCTACTTCTCATTGCGAAGATCAGACCTGTTGGGCCTGACATAGGTTGAACACCAGCGATATCGTAAGCGATAAGGTTTGGCATTGCTCTTCTAACTAAGCTAATTAAAATAGGATTCCAATTTTGTATTGCGGAACCAGTTGCGTTAGTTGGCGCAGCTTCTGATAAGAAAGCAGCGTCTTCTCTTAGCGACTTTTCTTGGTTCTCTAATACCATTGAAGTAACGGCTCTTTTATAACTATCTTTGACCTCAGGAAGATCAGGATGGTCTAAAACGGGCTGCCACTTGTTTTGCATTGATTCAGATAAAAACATTTTTCTATCTCTCCTTCTTTTTAGTTAATTAACTACCCTTACTTTACGTATGGGTTTTTCTTTGATTTACTAATTGCAGCAGTATATGCAGCCATTGATTCAGACAAGTTTACACTTGGTGAACCAGCATTTTGTTCTGCTACTTCATTAGATTCAGTATCACTCGCTTTTGCTTTAGGGTAGTAAGAATTTTTTAATGTTTCTACACTTTTTCTAAAACTGTCAGCGTCTTTATATTCAATACTTTCTGCTAAACCTTTAAGTTTATCTACTTCAGTTGCAGCCAAGTTAGATGAAACATCATTGATAATTTCTTCTCTTGTTGATTCTGCAATTTTCTGATTTAACTCAATGTTTTTTTCCATAGATTGGTTAACTTCTTCTTTTAACTTCTCTATTTCAGCAGCTTGAGATTCAATCACATCATACTTCTCTTGTGGAACATTGATGTAATGTGACTCAAATAAAGATTTAAGACCACCGATAAAATCTTCAGTAATCTCATTTCTTAAGCCTTTCTCTATCGCTAATTCGTTTTCTTTCATCCACTCCTCAACGACATAGTTTAGATAAGCATCCACTTTGTCAACGATTTCTTCTTTAACTTCAGAAACTTTTTCGTCAACTTTAGTTTCATACTCGCCTTCTAATTTCTCAATTTCTTCAACGAGTTTTGCTTTAACAGCAGCTTCAAATATAGTAGAAGCTTTTTGCTTAAATTCTTCAGATAAGTCTTCGTTATCTGTAAGAGCAGCAACATCTTCTTTCATGTCCATATCTTTAACTTTGTCTTTAGCAGTTTCTTTTTTAACTTCTTTTTCTTTATCAGCTACTTCAGAAACTTCTTTTTTCTTCTCATCATCTTTATCAGCAACTTCTTTGACTTCTTTTTCTTTGTCTTTTTCAGCTACTTCTTTCATATCTTCTTTATCTTTAGAAGCTTTCATCATTTCTTTTTTATCTTTTTTCTCGTCTTCGTCAGCAGTTTCCTTAACATCTTTCTTCTCGTCTTCTTTATTTTCAGACTTGTCGTTTTTCTTGTCAAGGTATTTTTTAAGACC